GCCGCTGGTTTGGGCGGAGGTGACGCCAGTGAGGTTGCGGCCGGTGGTGGCGCCGTCTTGGATGTTGGTGTAGCTGACCTGCGTGATGTTGGCCAGCACCGTGTTGGTGTTGACCGGCAGCGTGTTGCTTAGTGCCACCGTCAATGTGTCGCTGCCGAGGTTGTGGACCTTCTCGGAGAGTGCCTCCACAAAGGAGTTGAACTTGTTGAAGGTGGCCATTGCAAGGCGCGATGTTGAGGTGTACGGCTAATCTAAGGCGGCGCGGCTTAGCCCTCGTAGATGATGTTGACGGAGCCGGCGTCGAAGGTGTCGGTGCCGTTGGTGGTGGTTATGCGTACTCGGTCGAGGACGTCGGTGAGCGTTTTCGTGCCACCTGCAATCACGACGGACGCGGTGGCGTCTGTGCGGCCTCCGGCCAGGGAGGCAATCCAGATGTTGCCGCTGATGTTGTGGATCGTCATGGCTCCGCCAATCCCGGCGGTGGCCAGGCCGGCGCGAACGACGAAGCCGGTGGTCGAGGTGGCGGCGCTGGCATCGACGGCGGTGCCGGCGAAGGAGGACGAGCTGGCGTAGCCGGTGTTGATAATGCCGGTGCTTACGCCGAGCTGGACTAGGAGGTCTGCTGTGCCGGACAACGAGACGGCGTTGAACAGTACGGTTATGCGCTCGACCCAGTTTGGGATGGAGGTGAAGTCGATGGAGGTGCCGCTTGTGCTGGCGACAGCCGTGGCGCGGACGATGCGGGCGCGGTCGACCCAGCTCTGGACGCCGGAACCATTGGTGCCCAGCACCTGATCCACGGTTCCAGCGGCGGCCGGCGCCACAACAAGGCCGAGGTTTGCGGTGGCCAGGGTGCCAACTGTTACCCAGTCGCTGTTGGCGGCGTTGCGGAGTTTGAGCAGGCCGGTTGTGGTGTCGGGCCACCACTGATAGGCGTAGGTGGGGCTGGGGGCACTTGCACCGCTGTTGTTGGTGACGATGGCGCTCAGCGCGTTGTTCAGGTCGGCGCGGACTGCGGCGCCGCTGGCGTTGGCAATTACGTAGTCGTGCTGAGCCATTGACTTAGATCCTCCTGCCGTGACCGACAGATGTGTGGGTGAACTGGCGGCTTACGGGGGTGCCCCCACTATTGAAGAATCCTACTTGGAAACCAGTGCTGGTAACGCTAGACAGCGTGAAGTAATCGCCTGTGGCCATGTTGAGTGGGGCAATGTTGACAGCGGGTATGTCGTAGAAGGCATTGGCGAAGGTAGCGGTGTAGGTGCTCGCTCCGCTAGTCAGTTCAGCGGAGCGTTCTATGCGTTGCTGCAATTCGGTGATGGCGCCTACTTGGTTGATGATGGTGTTCTGACTTATTTGTTCGCTGAAGGCCGCTGCTTTGAATTGGAACCCGCGCCCGCGAAGCATGTTGTTGGTGCAGATGCGCCATTCGCCCCAGGTGGGGGTGCCGCTTGGGTCGTCAGGGGTGCTGCGCACGTAGAGCAGCACGTTGGTGTCGGTTACATCGGCGCCGTCCAGGTCGCCCCAGGTATCCAAGTCGCCAAGGTTGTCGTCGAACAGCAAGGCGACGTTGAAGGGCAGAACCGCGAGACGGCGGGTCAGGTTTGCGTCATAGACGGCACCGAGATCGACGGAGGCGGCGAACAGGTATTCGCCGCTGGGATTGACGCCGCCTAGGGAGTCGAGTGTGCCGAGGGCGTCGAAGTCGTTGTCTAGGGCGAGAGCATCGAAGAGCGTGCCACCGCTGATGGTGAGACCGCCGCGCTCAGCGCTGTAATAGAGGCCGGTGGCGGTGCCGGTAAATCCCGTGGAGTCTTCGGCTATGGAAGAAACGACGAGGCGGGGATGGGGGCGGGGCAGGTCGACCGCGGTGGTGGAGACACCAGATGAGCGAATGCCGTCGCTGGTGGTGAACTTGAGCAGGTAGGTGCCCTGCAGAAGTGGGACGATAGTTGCGTTCTGGGCGCCGGAGGCGTTCGGCACTATTTGGGTGCTTGCTTCCCACGAAGCGCCAGCCATCACGGGTTGGTGCCGAATAATTACGGCGCCGCCCACCGTGATGTTGACATCTGAGACTGCGTTCCAGCTGAGCAGGCCGGTGGTCTCGTCAATGGGTGTGATCGAGGCGCCAACGACGTCGGGTGGAACGGTGACTTGAGTAGAGACGATCTGTTGGAGGCTTGTTACGCCTGACCGCACACCTAGGCCGTTTATTGAGACAATTTCGATTTCGTATATGCCCGGCTCGGGGTTGAGGATTTCAGCCCCTGGTGCGGACGTCTTAAATGTTTCCCAGTTGTAACTCATTAGTCTATTAACCTGTAACGGACTTCGTACTCGGTGGCTTCGGGATCGCCTTGCCAGTCTATTACGAGCTTGTTCTGCAGCTGACCATCGGACGCGAAGCTGGCAACGGTGGTACGAGCATTTGTAGGATCTGTTGGTTCGGCTACCGTTAGTGGTAGGTAGGTTTTCCTTACAAGTGAGCGCCCTCTTTCGATGTAATTGTACTTACTGGAGTTGTAAGCAACGGCGTTAATGGAGTATTCAGTGCCGTTTTGTTCTTGAACGCCGAGTACGCGCCAGGTGGTAGAGGACATGGCGCCGTCGTTGTAGATAAATACACCGCCAACTAGGGGAGCCACAGCAAATGTTCCCGAAATAGTTACCTTAGGGCCACTTACACCAGTTACTGTCTTAGTAGCAACGGTGCCATCTGTTAGTGCTACAAGTATTTGGGGGGAGCTGCCTACGGGGAGGTTGGTGGCGGCAACTTCGTCAACTACTACGTAGTTGCTGCCGGCGGCGGTGATACGGCCGCCCCTGCGGGCGCCGGAGCGCACGGGGTCCGAGATGGCCACGATCATGCCAGGGCGAACGGCTATGCCAGCGTCCATGGCTGCCTTGAAGGTGACTGTCTCGTTTTCGTACTGCTCGGTGTAAAGCAGCCAATCGCCTAGGCGGTAGGCTTGGCTGGAACTAGTGCAGGCAAAGGCCGTTATCTCCGCTGTAATTACACCAAAACGAGCAATCGCTTCGGGGTCTTCTACAGATACGTAGGCTACTTCTTGATTTAGCGTGTCTAGGTAACCGACCACTGCTACGGTGTGGCGTGTTTTTAGGCTGCTGCCGGTGTATTGGAAGCCTTCTTCAGTGACGTTGGTTTGGTTGAACAGGTACACAGGATCACTGGGGCGATCTTGTGAAATCATTAGAGAGCCAGCGCTCCAGTAGGGCATGGCTCTGAATACAGAGCACATGTCGTTAATTAGCTTGTAGGCTTCTGTGATGTTTTGAATAGATATGTTGCAAGAAAAGCGGGGCTCTCGTCCGCCTAAGCCGTCATCTACAAGCTCGTTGCAGTAGACGCTGGCCTGGTAGAAGCTGAACTTATCTAGGTCTCGGGTGGCTAGGTTGAAGCCGTAGCGGCAGTTTGTAAGTAGATCCCAGAGGCACCACGCGGGGTCGGAACACCAGGCGGCGGCCTGGAACGTACCATCCCAGATTCCGCTGTACTCCAGTCTGCCGTCCTTGCTGCGGACAGTAGCATTAGTAGGAATGCGTACTTTAAGTCCCCGAACACGATAAGAGCGTAGGGGTATGCTACTAAAGTCCTTAGCGTTTAGTTGTAGCCCCACAAGGGCCGAGTTGGGGTAGGTCAGCTTAGCGTCAGTAATTTCGGTATAGCTTGTCCAGCTAAATGCGTTTTGCGTTTTAGCGTCTGGCGCATCCTTAGTTTCGCGCTGCACACGAATCTCTACCGGAAACTCTCCATTAAGTCTGAAGCCATGGCTGCGTTGGTATGCGTCTCCAGTGCGTCCTTTTATTGTCTTATCTACCACTGTAGTGTAGCCGCCTCCGTTGTAAGCCACTCTAATTAGGTAGTTGACCTCGCTCCCTTTAATATCACCTTTGTCGTTTATACGCTGCAGTGCGGCAAAGGTAAGCGTTACTCTTACTCTGTCGACGTCTGTATCGGTAATTGTGCGTGTAACTGGCTCGTTTTTTAGTACGGGTAAACCTACAGACTTTTCGTTTTTTACTCTGCTAAAGCCTTCTATGTGGGATTGAGTTTGAGTACCTAGACGCACGCCTACTGTAACGTCTCTAAAGTTAAAGTCGCGTTTCTTGGGGTCGCTGTTACTGGCTGATTCTCTTAAAATAGGTGTCTTGTCAAAGTAGATGTCTTTGAGTCTTGCATTTTTATACTCCGTCGTGCCTTTTGTGAAATTGCGAGCAGAAGGCCAGCCTTCTATTTCACCTTCGCCTATAAGATCCAGAATTTTGACGAAAGCAGTTGAGTTGAGCGAGTCATCTGCCGTGGTGGGCGTGTAAGATCCTCCGCCGCCTTTACCTCCGCCAGTTGCTCCGGCCACAAGCCCTGAGCCAAAGCCAGGCCCAAGGCCCGCATTGTGTACGCGGACGCCGCCGGCTATGAAGGTGTGATGGCCCTCGACTGTGAGGTTGTAGACGGTGCCTAGGGGTAGCGGCTCGCGGCTAACTATGGGGCGTAGGTGGCCGTTCTCGTCTACGAGGCAGTCATCGTCGCCTAGGGTGCCAATCTCGACAAAGGCGTTGAATTGGTTTAGTACCCAGTGATTTGGGGTTGCGTCTAGGTGCGTTCCACCCCAAAGGCAGTAGCGCACTACTTGTTGGTTTTCGTGTACGTGTACCTTTAGGACTAAGGCTTCGTGGAAGGTGCCGCGGTCGTCGAAGCTCAGTACCGCGTCACCTTGTTGCAGCGTGTCTATGCGCTGTGTCCCTTGTGGGGTACGTACCAGGGTGTGGCCAAGGAAGCAACCGCCTGTAGAGCCGGCAATTTGAGGGGTCATGCAGCGGGTGCCTCTTCGTCTTCAGCTTCTTCTGTTGCAACGTTTTCAACTGTAGTGCCGGCGCTAATTGTAATGCTGCCTACTACGACTTCTCCGTAAATTATAGGGATGGGTAAGCCTGAGCGGCTTGTGTTTTGAATACCTGAGAAGCTGTAGCTTTGATTCTTAGGGTCTTTTTCTCCCCCTGGATTAAGGTTAGCGTTTGGTACTGGTGATATTAACTCTGCAACACCGCCTAGCACTAAACTGGCGCCGATGCCTAAGACTATTGGGGCTAAAGCTACGCCGAATAAAGCTACACCGGGAATAAAGAATGAGGTTACAACGAGTAAAGCACCAACGATAATCCGCCCTATAGCACCGCTACCGGCAATTACGGGTGTAAGAGATATTACTTCTGTATCGCCTACGGGGTAATGCAGTTCGTGCTCGGTGAGAATGTGCTTGCCACTACTTACTCGGTAGTGCTGGTCCGCCATGTGACGTTCCAGGTGCGGAAAGTTGCTAATTAGGAAGCGGACGGCCTCGGCGACGCTCTCTACCTCTGCGCGGAACACGCGCTGCCCCAGCTCTTTGGCGAGCTGCCCGTAGACCTTTATGGTCCTCATGGTGAGATGGACTGGAGCTTAGGCCAATCGTAATGCCTGAGCGTCTTGCCGGTGCATTTCTGCAGCCAGCCACCGTAGATGTCGCGGCTGCTGAGCCGGCCGCGTAGGTGGTGGAGGACGAGTCCGTCACCTATGTAGACGGCGCAGTGGTCGAGGCCTTTGCCGGCAATGCACATGAGCAGAGCGTCTCCGCGCTGGAGCGGCTCTTCTTCGGGAAGGCGGGTGAAGCCTGCGCTGGCCCAGCAGTCGTCAAAGGTGGGTGCAGCCACGAAGTCGACGGAATCGTAGGGGCGTTTCCAGTCGGGCAGAACTACGCCGTTCTCGACGTACCAGTCGCGTACCAGGGTCCAGCAGTCGGCTACTGCCCAGGTGTACTGGCGGCCGATGAGGGGGGCTTTGTAGCCGCAGGGCGCTAGCTCGGCCCAGGTGTCCAACCGCGGGTTGCAGATGTACCAGGCGAGGCCGGAGGATTCGCAGGCTGTGCGGTCGGACTCGCTGGGGGTCGGCGCGGATTTTGGGTGGCTGTGAAATATCGCGGTGATCTCGCCTAGGTCTTCGGCGGCGGCGTAGGCATCGGGGTCGAGTATGAAAGTGTCGTTGGGTGTGGCGGAGAGGTTGCGGCAGGGTATGTAGCGCTCGCGGCCCTTGACCACCACGACTAGGCCGCAGGCTTCGCGGGGAAGTTCTTGCAGCGCGTGTTGTAGCGCTTGGGCCCGGCTTGCTGCGTCCATTAGAAGGCGTATTGGCCTACGCCGGGGAAGGAGCCGAAGGGCAGGGAGCCGTTCTCACCGAAGCGGGCCTCGCAGCTAGTTAGGCGTTTGCCGCAGACGTCACCGGCCTCGTTTGTTGGGTTGTCGTTTTCGTCGAAGTGGTTGTTGCCGGTGTAGCTGCATTCGGCGGAGCGGTAGCGCCACTGGCAGATGTTGTTGATGGTTTGACGCTTGGGGGCGCGGACACCGGCAAGGTCTAGGACGCTGACCATTTCAAACTCGACGAGTTCAGCTGTTTCGCCGGATTTGCGGTCCACGAAGTAGACCTCTTCGGGGAGGGAGGCGGTGGGGTCGGGGGTGCCGAAGGGGTTTGTGTTGCCTTCGAAGTTCGTGGCGTCGAGGAAGCGGGCCAGGGTGCGGATACGGACCACGCGGGCGCCGGCCAAGTCGGCGCTGTAGGAGAACGCAGCGAGTTCGAGGAGGACGGCCGTGATGGTTCCGTCGACGTTGGCGATGCGGATTTTGGGGCGGGGCATCGAGCCGTTGCCGGTGTACTCGAAGCCCTCGGCCTCGACGGGCCAGGCGTAGTAGGTGTTGCCGGCCCAGACCACGTGGCC